GGGGTTTCCTGATTGCACATTCCTGATTACCGAACCTACGCCGTCCACCACGCCTCCAGGACCAAAAATGCTATTAGTGCCTCCTCCCAACACTGTGAGTGGGCTAGGTGAATTGTCATAGTTGATTGTTGCAAAACCAGGAACGTTGTTCTTGTTGATTATACCTGATTTGTATATCACTGTCTCATACAGTATCTGCATGGTGTTGTTCATTATACCTTGACCGTCTGCTTGGTCTAGGTTGTCGTGTGAGAATGATCCTATAACGGGATTGACAAGAGTCATTGATGTGAAACGTTTTTTGTGTAGCACGAATATCTCAATGCCTTTGAGGTATGGTTTCTGTCTCTGCCTCGGTGTGTCCATACCAAACTTGGTCGTTTGTCTCGCATCGCCAAAATTATAGTAATCATCCTTGGTGTTTGAAATTGTTAGGTCGTTGTTCATGCCTATGGAATCTGCTATGTTGTACTCGTAATACTTCTTCCAGAATGCGTTGACCGTGTCTGCGTGGTCATCATGGAATGTGATGTTCACGGGTTCGTACGCTATCCTTGTACCCGCATACATCTTCTTGTTGTACTGTGTTTTTTCTTCGTAACTCAAGTTGTACTTGGGTAGTTCACACTGCTTGACCAACATGTTCAGTTGGTACCTCTCATTGGCATTAAAGCCGTCAACGAACAGGGTTTCATCTGTGTTGAAAACAACATGAAACAGGAACTTCTGTTTTGGCATCAACTTGAAATTGTCGTCTATGTACAATCTCGATGCGTGTTGGTAGTCTTTCATACCCGGTAGTCCGTCCTGGAAACCTTTTAGGAAATTGTTTATGCTTGGCATAGTGTTATTTATAGTCACAAAAAAAGCGCCTATAAAGACGCTTTTTTGCTTATAATTGCTAACTTAATTTTTTGTATTACTGTCCACCACCTGTACTCAAAGTACCAATAGTTCTTGCAACTGCTGTTCCAATACCTGTGCCTGTTGGTGTCTGGATTGCGTTGTCATATCTAACTGACATCGTGATAGTTGCTGGATCTGAAGTTGCGTATGCTAGTGAGTTGTAGTTTACGTTTTCAACGTATGCACCATATAATTCAAATGTTTCTAACACATTCGGTGCACTCGCTCCGTTACCACCGTCAAGCATTTCAATCCTAGTTGTGAATTTGTAATCAATACCAGATGCCGCTGAACTCTGTTCAAAGAAATCAAACTGTTTCTGGATCTGTTCGCCAACCAGTTTAGTAACTGAGTTGTTAACGTCGTCTCTTAAAGTGATTGTGATTGGATCCCAAGTGTGTTTACCTGCAACATAAACTTTTGAGTTGTACACATCCAGTGTCACGTTGTCAAAAGTCAAGTTAGGTCTTGTTATATCAATAACTTGTTTTGTTAGTTCTGATCTTGGTGTTGATACTCCAAAATTTTCAAGTATTGCTCTGAAACGATACTGTAGTTTTGGCATCAATAAACCCTGTGATGCTGAACTCTGATCGTTTGCTAGTGGTACTGTAAATTTTGATAAAGTTGATATTGCCATCTGTTTCTCCTATTTATTCAAAATTAGTTCCCTAACTTTGCAATTTCTCCTGTGTTTTTGATTCTCAACGGTATGTAAATAAATTCAACTGACTTGATCGGCTCAATTGCTATATCCACATAAAGTTCGTTCCTGTCAATCCTTGTAGGTGTGTTGTTAGTGTCATCACAAACTACTAGGAAGTCAAACAATGCTCTCTGACCTGTTAACTCCAACAAGAATGATTCTATTGCACCCTTGATCTCGTTTCTTGTAAGTTCATCATTTGGTTCGAAGATGAATGGTTTAGCGATTGCATCCAGTTGTGTTCTTAGATACACTGCTAATCTTGAAACGTTGATCCTGTCTAATGCAGAACTTGCCGATGTTTTAGTTAAGTTACCGAAGTTAACAATTCCTGCACCTGAGAAGAAAGTGATTGGATTCACTTTGACCTCATGCATTGAATCTCTCACTGACTCCGTAACAGATATTGTTTCGAATTCTCCACTTGCTGTGTCGATGTAACCAACTGCTGTGGCGTTGTCAACGACACCTCTTCTTGTTCCTGCTGGTGCGAACCATGGGAAAGCGATGTTGTCGTTGTTGGCCAGTGTTCTCAACATCATGTGTGATGGTGGAACAACGATTACTTTACCTGTGTTGTCTGTTGTAGATCCAGACGGATAAAACACACCCAAGTAATCACTTGAGCTTACTAGGCCGTCTTCACCGTTGTCCAGTGCTGACGCTGTGTTGTTTGCCCAGTTTTGTATTGAAGTTGACGTGCCCTCTAATCTTAAAGGAGTGTCCCCTACAACAAACGCTGTGTTGTTTCTATCTGTGTTTAGGTTAATCATGTTTTGAATCAGTTCTGGGTAACCAGGTGTAGCAATTACATTGTAACCTCTTTGGTCTTCTCTGATTGCTTGGTTAGTGTCGATCTCTGATTTCAATTGTTCAACAATTACTTTTCTCTGTGCTTTTCTTCCAAAAGATCCAGAGCCGTCTGCGTTGTTGCTTGATTTAGTAACCCATCTATCAGGGAAGTAAGTTGATACGCTCTCGTTACTTTGTCTGATGTTACCTAATCCTGCGGAACCGCTACCTGGATATTTCGTAGTTGTGATGTAACTGTTTTTGTATTCTTTCACATTGTAACCAGATCTTCTAGTGTTCCAAAGCATGATACCTTGTGGGTAGTTGTCTGGGTTAGGAGCATCTGGATCTAGGAAACCATCGCTCAACAAGTCTTTGATTGTGCTGGATGTACCCGCACCGCCTGTTGACAATGAATCTGCCTTGTCAGCCGTTGTGTGTAATCTAGCATCTGCAAACACAACACCATCTTCTGTTGTTTGGTCTGCTTTATCAACTAATTCCCAAGCCGCGCCTGATGTAGTTACTGCAACTTGGTTCGCTGTGTTTGTAGAACTCAAAGTTGCTGATGTGTTGTATTTGTAAAGTTTTGGATAGTTTTCTAAGTCTGAAGTGTCAATCCATAAGTCGTTAGTTACAAGTGCAGTACCGTCTGACTGTGTAGTCGGTGCTGTTGCTGAAAACTGTGGACCATTTGGATCTGTTGTTGAGTATGCTGTCGCATATCCAACCCAAGTCGTTCCATTGTGTGCCATGATGTCTGCTTCGTCAGTCGCAGTGTGGTACCATAATGTACCGTCCGCTGGCTCATTAGTTGGAGAACTTGTTGAAGCAGTGTAGCTCAATCTCTTCCAGTTACTTGCCATGATACCTGTGTTAACACTCGAGTCAAGGCTCTCACCTGTTGGTAGGTCATACAAGTTGTCAATCAATGTTGCACTGTTTGCCGTGTATGTTCCATAACTGTGTGCCGTTGTTGCACTGAAACCTGCATCTGCTAATGGTGTTCCTGTTCTGTCAACCATTCTGAACTCACCGCCAAGTTTGTGTGACATCTGGATTGCACCTGTGCTTAATTTAGTTGCAGTAACGTTAGTCAAACCTGCCGCACTTACTGCCGCTACAAAGTCATCAGCACCAGTACCACCTAGTGTTACTGTTACTTCTGAGTTAAGTGCTTCCTGGTTCTTAACTGATTCTTGAATCGCAAAAGTTTCTGAACTTGTGAAACTTGGTGAAGTAGTATTACTTGTGATAGTAGTAGCACCACCTTCATATCTAAAGAATTGAAAGTCTGCAACATTTCCAGTTGAGTCTACACCACCTAAATCATTGGCACCCATGCTTTCTTCAGTGACATTGTACTGTGCATACAATGTGCCTGTAGTCAAAGCAGTTCCACCGTTTCCTGGATCTAGATTAAAGATTGCAGAGTGATGATTACTGTGAAGTGGACTAGCAACTTGAGAGAAACTTCCACTTGCTGTAGCATAAAGTTTTGCAACTAATGCCGCACCTGAGTTTGCTGATGTAGTTTTGAACCAAACTGAACCGTTAGGTCTGTTCTCGTCTGCCGTTTTCCAAGTTGGTCTGTTTGTGTGGCTTTCTTGTAAAAGTTTCACACCGTTTTTCACGCCTGCTGTAATTCCTAGGTCTGCTAAACCAGTACCTGTATTTGCTTCAAACCTGATAGTGTTAGCACCACCTGTTGAGTCACCTAAAAACTTACCGTTGTGGAAGATTTCTAAGTTACCTGTTGTGCTATTGATCGCTGACGTAACGTTAGTAACATTACTGCCAATCGCTGTGTTAACATCTGACAATGCCGTACCACCAAAGGTAATTTCAACACCGTTCATTGTGATCTTGTTACCACTTGTAACTGTTGTTCCTGATGCAACTGTCACTACCGGTAAAGATGTGTGCCAGTCGGTAGAACCAACATGCACCCATGTGTTACTTGCTGTTTTCTTGTAGATCTTGTTTGTAACGTGTGTCGTATTGATTGCGTAATCACCAATTACACCTATTGAAGTTTTTGGTGCACCAGTTGAGACACTGCCAACTAGGTCACTTGTTGAAGTGATCAGTGTTGGAGTAATTGATGTGAATGATTGATTAGTCTGTGACCACTCAAATAGACCGTAACTGCTTGATGCAAGGTCAAACCAGTATGTGCCATCTGTTGGTGCCGCTGTTGGTGCCGAGGCACTTCCAACTAATTCTGCTGTGTCCACATTCGCTCTTAGTACGAAAGCTCTGTTGGCAACTCCTAAAAATGAGTAAGCCGCTTGTAAGCCATACTCATTCAGCTCATAACCATTTAGGCTGTTTCCCGATGCGTCTGTGTAGAATTTCGGATCTCCGAAAGTCTCTGTTAATTCTCTTTGTGACGAGATCAAATATGCAGTGTTGGCGTTGGCAGTCTGTGTTCCTGCCGCTGTGCCGTCTCCTGCACCATTTTGCTTGTCCTGTGATGATGCTACTATGAATAGTGGTGTAGTACCCGCATCTGATGGTACGTAGAAACTCTCGTTTATTACTGAAACCTCTACTCCTGGTGATGTTAATGCCATTTTTCGTATTCTCCTTGCAAGTTACGTATATACTAGAGTTATTTATTCAATCATATGGTTTTTACGACATAATTTAACGTTTTCGAGGTGCCTATATAGGCGACGTAAATACACACATGCAGTACAAAGACAGACCGTTGTGTACGGAGTGTAAGACCAAACCCAAGGCCTATGCCTACAAGAGATATGGCCGTGTGTATTGGCGTAGTCGGTGTGACACCTGTATCAGGAAACGGGCTGGCAAGCGAGTTGGCGGTGTGACCGCACTACAGAGATCTGGATACAAGAAGCACAGGAAATGTGAGTTGTGCGGGTTCAAAGCACAAGATAAGGCACAACTGGATGTGCTGTTTGTGGATGGTGATATGAGGAATACTGTGTCTACAAATCTAAAAACTGTTTGCGCCAATTGCCAGAGGTTGGGCAGTACTCGTAGATTGGGATGGCGTGTTGGTCATCTTGTCGCTGACGATTAGGTCGTCTATCTTTACGTATAATTCTTCTTTGGAGCCATTGTTCTCGATGACGAAATCAAACTCTTCCTTTGCCCAGGCGTATTCTGAACTATGTATGCCTTTGGGTTCTATGTTGCCTTCTGTGTAGTCAACAAACCAGTCCGGGTCTTGTCCTCTTTTTACAAGTATGATCTTGCCTCCACGTTCTCTGATCTGTTTCACTTCGTTGGGAAATCTTGTGTCCGCTATCACGGTGTTTTGGCCTTTGTATCTGCCTATGCAACTGTCCACCCAGATACCGTCGTACATCTGACCACGCATCACTTCCGTCCCGAAGTATTGTAGTACCCATCTTGGGGTTGTTGGTTTGCCAAATTTTGCACTCCAAAACTTGTCCGGTTGTTCTCTCCATTGTCTGCTGGATTCCGTGTCTCCTTCGAGTAGAGCCCTGTCCCAATTGAACATGGATGCCACTGCATCTTTGAGACTTTTTGCGAAACTGTCTTTTTGATAGTCGTGTTTCTCCACCAGCCTATCAGACACAGTGCCTTTGCCAGAACCTATTAAACCTACTACACCTACTAACATAGGTTTATTATACTATTTTTTTAAACGTTTTTCAATCTCTTTGATTGCTTCTTTTACAGATTTTAATATGGTAATTCTTAGACTCTTTTTCCTTTGCTTCAGTGCCTTCATGCTCATCAGTTCTAAATCTTGGACCAGTTGTTCCAATTCATCTAGCGTAAGATCTGAATAACTTTTGTAATTGGAATCTTTCATTGCAGGGTATTTAAATGTAGTTTGTTACCAATTAACCAATAACAAAACTGTGTGGAGTTCCGCCTTCTTGGAAGTTTCCTATGTCTGCTTCTAGTCTGTCAATTTCCGCTTGACCTTCTTGCTTCAATGCATCACCGTTCAGTGTGGTACCACCCTGTGGACCTGCTATGGTATTGAATTTACCTCTCGCTTCGCCTAACATTATTTTAGAAACAGCGAGTGTGTAATCTCTTATCCACGGTTTACTGTAAATGTCTTTGAACAATGTGATGTCAGGTCGAAAGTTGTCTGTGTGCATAAGAACTGTCTCATCGTCTGCTCTTGGTCTTTGAGTGATGGTCAATTTTTTTGTGGCCACATCAAAATGGAATTGTATAAAACTTCCAAACATTTTTCCTATCATTTCCTGGTACGATGCAAAGGCATAGTAGGTTGCTAATCCACCTGTTGCACCCGCTCTTAAAAGATATGTGTTTGTGTAGGCCAGGTTGAATGGTTCAAACAATGTACCACCTTCACCGCCTTCTGTCCTTGATCCCACAGTCCTCCTGTTAAGGTTCCTAACATTGATGATCTCATCTGGTAGGATGTAACTGTTTTGATTTTTCTTCAATTCTAAGAACGCATATGATTCTTCCACAGCGTTTGAAGATCTCTGTCTGAATTTGTTTACGGCTCTTTCCAGGGCCGTTTGATAGTGTTTTGGGTCTAATTCCACGTCAATCATCCCGTCACCGAGATTGTTCTTAACGTAATCGAAAATTTCCTGTTGTCCTGTTTGTAGTTCTGACATACTCATATTTATAGTCATTGCCTGTGCAATAAATATGTATGATATGCCAAGATTATCCATTTTTAAGCCTGAAAAGGGCAATGACTACAAGTTCTTCGATCGCAACATCAACGAGATGTTTCAGGTGGGCGGCACGGATCTACACCTACACAAATACCTAGGTCCATATGATCAGGGAGATACCAACAAGGACGGACCTGCATCACCTAGCCAGCCTAGAGTGACCGGAAGTGATCTAAACGAAACGACCATACAGGATTTGCTATTTTTAGAAAACAGAGACAGGAAGTATTCAAGCGACATCTATACTGTCAGGGGAATATACAATGTACAAGATGCAGATTTCAATCTATCACAGTTTGGCATGTTCTTACAGAACGACACATTATTTTTGACTGTGCATCTAAATGATATAGTAGAGAGAATTGGCAGGAAACCAATGAGCGGTGATGTTATTGAATTCCCGCACATGAAAGAAGATTATTCATTAGATGAAAGTGTGCCAATAGCACTCAAAAGATATTACGTAGTTGAAGATGTAAACAGAGCGGCAGAAGGATTTTCGCAGACTTGGTGGCCGCACTTACTAAGATTAAAAATGAAAACTCTAGTAGACTCTCAAGAGTTCAGAGATGTAATTGGTGATGCAACAACAGAAGGATCTGTTGCCAGTTATATGAGTACATACAACAGGGAAAAAACTATAAACGATCAAGTTGTGGCACAGGCAGAACAAGACGCACCAAAGGCAGGATTCAACTACAAACAATACTACGTTGCACCTATCGATGAGAGGGGTAACATACGTACAGAAAATGTCAATACAGAAGAACAAAGGGCCAGTAGTGATAATACTGTTAATGCAACAATAGACACACCGGCAAGTTCACATTATGGATTTTACCTAGACGGTGATGGTGTGGCACCCAACGGAAATCCTGCAGGGTTTGGTATAACATTTCCGACAACAGGCGTAGACACAGGTGACTACTTCTTGAGGACAGATTTCTTACCGAACAGGTTGTTTAGATATGATGGAGCCAGATGGGTTAAAATTGAGGACAGTGTGAGAATAACTACAACTAACAATGATTCTAGAGGAAACTACAAAACAGGTTTCGTCAACAATACTACTGAATCAACAATAAACGGATTAACAGTTACACAAAGACAGTCATTGACAGATGCTCTGAAACCAAAGGCTGACAATTAAGAATGCTACACTTTTACGAAGGACAGGTTAGGAAATTTTTAACTCAATTTATCAGGATTTTGAGTAATTTTTCTGTAGAGACAGGAAAAGCGAGTGATGGATCTGTGGCTCTGAGAGCAGTGCCTGTGGTGTACGGAGATCCAACAAGACAGGTTTCAAACATCATCAGGAACAACAGTGAGAACGCATTGAACTATGCTCCCAAGATCGCTTGTTACGTGAGAGAATTGAACTATGACAGGGAAAGAATGCAGAATCCATATCATATAGAAAAACAACATTTAAGGGAAAGAGATGTGGACAGTGATGGAAACTACACAAACCAACTGGGTGCAGGATACACCGTGGAGAAGGTCATGCCTTCGCCTTTTAGATTAGAAGTAACAGCGGACATTTTCTCATCTAACACTGATCAAAAACTTCAGATACTAGAACAGATACTGTATTTGTTCAACCCGGATTTCGAGATACAGAAAACAGACAACTACATTGATTGGACCAGTTTAAGTTATATTGAGTTGGGAAACATCACATTTAGTTCGAGAACCATCCCAGTGGGTGCTGATACTGAAATTGATGTAGCAACATTACAGTTTAGTATGCCAATATGGTTATCACCGCCGGTCAAAGTTAAGAAATTAGGTGTTGTTCAAAAGATTATAATGAGCATATATGACGACGACGGAGGAATAGCAAAAGGTTTAATAGATGGAGAACTTACATCTAGAAGTTATATTACACCAAACAATTTTGGGTTATTAGTGACTGGGAATCAATTAAGATTGCTTGGTTCGACAGGTACAAATGTCAAATCAGGAGGTGACGGATTCCAAACAGGTGCTAACGAACCCAACAACTTTGATCCTTTTGAGACCTTTGGTCCAGCGGTAAACTGGAAAGTGTTATTAGATCAGTACGGAAAAGTAACGAATGGTACATCACAGATAAGATTAACGCAACCAAATGGAAATGAAATTATAGGCACCGTTGCGACTACTACGCTTGATGATACCATCTTATTGTACACAATCGATGGCGATACAATACCAAGCAATTCACTGACTGCCGTCAAGAAGATAATAAATCCTGCAACATTTGATCCAGGTACGCCGGCAAATGGAGACAGATATTTGGTTATAAATGATGTAGGAGACAGCACAGCAAGTTTCCGAAGTGCCACTTGGGGTACACTTGTAGCAAGTGTTGGCGATATCATAGAATACAACAGTGCAACATCAAAATGGAACGTGGCCTTTGACGCTTCAAATCCAGACAGTACACAACATTATGTAACAAACTTGAACACGGGTATTCAGTACAGATTCAATGGCACTGAATGGGTAAAATCATACGAGGGCGTGTACACACAAGGTAATTGGAGCATAGTGCTTGACGGCGGCGCAGACCCCGGTTACAACTCAAGCCTTGACGCTACCACTCCATAATTGTTATAATAACTTATGAAAGATAACATTGTCTGTTCGGGTGCCCTGTTTTATGCAACCAGTACCAAACGTTTCCTATTCTTACAGAGGACTGACCGGAAGACACAAGGAATGTGGGGTTTGGTAGGTGGTAAAAGTAAATTCACGGAGAGTGCATTTGAAGGACTCAAACGTGAGATAGAAGAAGAGACAGGAAATGTACCTAAGTTCAAAAAAGTTATACCTCTGGAGATGTTCACATCAAACGATCAGAAGTTTTTCTTCCACACATATCTAGTGGCCATAGATGCAGAATTCATACCTAAGTTGAACGAAGAACATTCAGGATATTGTTGGACTGCGTTTGAATGCTGGCCAAAAAATCTACACATGGGCCTTAAAAATACTTTGAACAATAAAAGTATTAAAGGAAAACTACAAACTATTTTGGATCTTATAGTCTAAAAAAAAGGCGACCGAAGCCGCCTTTTTGTGTTCTACTAAAAAGTATAGTTATTTACTAGTGACTAACTCTGACCGCCGCTAATACTGATCCTTGACCAGCAGTAGTTTTGCTTGTAAGAGCTCTACCAATCACGTTGAATGCTGTGCATTCTGATTTTTGAGCCACTTTAGCATAACCTGGCACTGATGCAGATACTAGTCTGTCACCTTTGTTCACTGTACCGATAACTTTTACGTCTACCCTTCCTGTCATTGCTACAAACGGGTGTGAATCATCTGATCCTGCACCTGCGTTCATTTTGAATGCCGCTTGGTGTTCACCAGATATAACACCAAACACTTCGTCTGATGCTTCTTCGTTTACCTGTGTGATCTCTTCTGCGCCACCTAATGCAACAACTGTTCCTGGTGCGTATACTGAGTCAGATGCGAATCTTTCCGCTACGTCAGAATACTGTGCCGCTGATGCTGTACCTGTTAAGGTACCTATAAATCCAGTAGCGGTTATTTTACCTGTGCTTGGATTGTATGTGCATGTACCATCTGATTCAAGTCCAAGGTTACCACCGTCTAAGTCTCCACCTGCAACAAATACAACTGGATTGTTTTCATTAGTACTTTCGTTGTCTGTAATTGTGACTGTTGTTGCTACTGTGGCCACGTCAGCCGTACCTGTTACGTTACCTGTCAAAGCACCAGCAAATCCTGTTGCAGTAAGCACTCCCGAACTACTGTTGAAAGTCAAGTTGGTTCCTGTTTTAGGAGGTAAATCTCCAGTGGCCGCTGTAACAAAAAGTACGTTACAACTTGTATCACTGCTTTCGTCTGCGGCTGTAACTGCCGTTGCCACGTCAGCCGTACCTGTTACGTCACCTGTTACGTTACCTTCTAGGTTCGCTAAAAGTGTACCTGTTGATACTGTTATACCACCCGACTTGTCAGCCGCTGTTGAAGTTGTTAAACCCATTGCGAATTTGTCTGCTGACTCATCAAAGATGATTGCCGCGTTGTTACCTGTTGAACCCCTCTCGATGATGATACCTGCATCATTGTGTGATGCTGATATACCTGTGTTAAGTTCAATCAAGTTATCTGCGATAGTTGTGTTTACTGAACTAACTGTTGTTGTTGAACCGTTTACAGTCAAGTTACCTGTTAATACAAGGTTACCACCAATTGTTGCGTTGTTAGTAATTGCCGTGTTGCCTGTTGCTGTAAGATTCAACACACCTGAAGAAGCGATTGTTAAGTCTGTGCCGTCACCTTCGATCTTCTCACCATCGTTACCAAAAGTCATACCAATGTTTGCTGGTACGTTGATGTCTCCACCTGATCCAACTGATATTGAAAGGTCAGTTCCATCTGATTCTATCTTCTCTGCACCATCGGCAAACGCTAGACCAATGTTGACCGGTAATACTACGTCTGATGTTGCTGTAAGATTGATCTTTGCTCCAGAACTGATTGTTAGGTCCGTGTCATTAGATTCTATCTTCTCACTTCCATTGGCATCAAATACTAAACCTATGTTTTGTGGAATGTGTACGTCTGATGTCGCTGTAAGATTGATCTTTGCTCCAGAATTGATTGTAAGGTCTGTGTCATCTGATTCAATTTTTTCACTTCCGTTGGCATCAAATACTAAACCTATGTTTTGTGGAATGTGTACGTCAGTTCCTGCTGTAAGATTAATTTTGGCACCTGATGTCACTGTAAGGTCTGTGTTGTCACCTTCAATCTTCTCACCTGTACCAAATGTTACACCTACGTTAGCCGGTACTACTACGTCAGTTCCTGCTGTAAGGTTGATTGCACCCGATGCCGTGACTGTAGTCGTCGCCGCCGTCTGGCTCAATACTGCGCCGCCGTCTGCTGTGTTAGTGATTGTTCCGTTCGAACCTGTGTCTGCTACTGCGACACTAGTGTTAAGGACTGTAATATTTGCCTTGTCGTCTACGTATTTCTTGTTGGCCACGTCACCGTCTGCACTTGGTGCCGCTGTGGCTAGACCTGTGATGGTGTTAGCACTTGCTGATATCGTGATATTTTCAACTTCTAATCCGTTGTTTACTCTAAAGTTTCTTGTTGTCATGGTTCCATATCTCCCGCATGATTGTTAATTTAAACTGTATTTATGCTGTTTTGGTAATATTATTCTGCTAGACAGTTGATTCTGTACGCATTAACCGTTGTAGATCCACCCGATGTTGATGCCACGCTCAATTGTAGACTATTGTCAGCATCTGACTTGAATGCCGCTGTAAAAGATAATTGTGAAGTTCCTTTTGTTGAAACAAATGGACCCTGTGATACCGAGGCCTCTCCTGGTGCACCTGCACAGTAAACTTCTTGCACACTAAAAGCACCTTCTGTGGAATTTCCTCCGACCACGTAGTAAACTGCGGCTGTGGCATCATCCAGATCGAAGTCGTCTAACGCTGTGGCACTCGAACTGACAGTTGTTGCTCCTATGATTTTTTGATTGGCATTTTCCACTGCTGTCATGGAGTCTGCTAATAAAGTTTTATGTATCTTTAGTGACAAGTTTGGTTCGTTACCTGCCGCTGAAACCACAACGTTGCTTCCGCTTATGGCCGCTGACAAAACAATCGCATCATGATTGCCGGAGTTGACGTTACCATACTGTGTTATAAATGCATTGGTTCCATTGTGTACAACCAACGCTTCTACGACACCTGTTTCGGTTTTACTGTCGTTGTCTACTAATATCAAGTATTTTGCCGCTCTGAATGATGCATGGGCAAACGTGTCTATGCTTTCCGAAGCGGAGTCAACGTCGGTATTTGCAGTTGTGACAGTGACACCTGATGTAGCGTTAGATGTGTTCGCTGTTGATAATGGAATTTTATAATAACTTAACTTAGAATCTGCACTTGGTGCCGTTACTTTCACCCTCACCTGGGCACTTGATATATCAGCCGTTGTGGGGGGTAGTGAATTGTCAGACCCTGATGCACCTCCCCTAGGTGCACCTATGAATGCATCCGTGTTGTTGTGTGCGACAGTGAATATTGACGCACTAGAATGGTCATTGGTCAAATCACTTAACGCAACAAAGTAAAAAGCCGCGTCAGCACTTGTGGCCTGGAAGTAATCGATAGTTCTTGCAGAACTACCCACTGATTTGTTATTTTTAACCACTGCCCTTGTATCATCTGATGCGGTTGCTGTGCTTGAAGCAAAACTTAATGTTCCTGAACCATCAGTCTTGAGCACATCTCCATCACTTCCATCTGTAGTAGGTAATGTAAATGTGACGCCACCAGATACAACTTTTACTGCTCCTGTGCCGTTTGCTTTAAGTTCTAAAGGTGAATTTGATTCGTTGGTTGATACCGTGTTGTCTGTTATTGTTACGCCATCTACCTGCACAGATGTTAGATTTGTCAGTGCTGTGTCTAGTGCCACAGTGATCGTGTTACCGGAGCCACTTGTTGAGATGTTTGCTCCCCCGGAAACTTGTAGAGTTTCACTGTCGAGGTCTATGCTTAGTGCTGTTGAATCATCAGTGGCGAAATCTAGATCCTGTGCGGTGACCTGCGAATCCACGTATGTCTTGATTGCCTTGGCCGATGCCAGGGTGTCATCAGAGCCAGAAACACTTGTTAAGTCTGTGTCTAATACTCCTGATTTTAAATCTGCCACATCGATATTTGAAATACTATTTCCTGTTCCTTCAACGTCGAATGTTTTGTTTGTAAATGTTAAAGTGTCAGATGCTATGTTGGCATCTTGTGTGTCTACATATGCTTTGATTGACTGTTGAGTAGCCAGTGCGTTTGCACTATCTGAACCCATGGCATCTTCATCGAGTATAGAAGTGATTGATGTGGTATTGCTTATAGTGAACCCTGCACCAACGTCTAATGCACCGTCAACGTTTAGTGCATCGTCGATTCTTACTGCTGTTGAATCCGAAGATGAAATATTGTTTGTAACTAATGCTGTTGATGTAACAGATGACAGGCCTGATAGGCTGGTATCTAATGCTATTGTGATCGTATTGGCAGAACCACTTGTTGAAATGTTTGCTCCACCCGAAACTTGTAAACTTTCACTATCCAGGTCTATGCTCAATGCTGTTGAATCGTCTGTAGCAAAGTCTAAGTCAGATGCTGTTACCTGTGCATCCACATATGTTTTAATTGCTTTGGCAGATGCAATGGTGTTGTCTGATGCTGAAACACTTGATAGGTCTGTGTCTAAGACACCAGAAGCAAAGTCTGCCACTTCTAAATTTGTAATACTGTTTCCTGTGCCATTGGCATCTATGGTTTTGTTTGTAAATGTATCTGTTGTTGCTTTACCTACTAGTGTGTCAGTTGCCGCTGGCAGTGTGACTGTTACGTCTGCCGTTGACGCTGGACCAAGTAAAGTTACACCGTTGGTTCCGTTGTCTGTACCTTCTAAGAATTTAATTTGTCCACCAGCACTGTTACTGCCAGCACCTATAACAAGACTGTGTCCTGTTGCTGTCGTGGTGGTTGCCGCAACTGTTGTAATTCTGTCCGTGCCATCAACTTCTATTGTTACATTTCCTGTGCCTGAGTCAACAACTGTTACATTGCTGTCACCTGTTGATATTGATGTGGTGCTTACTGCTGATACCTCGCTGTCAACATAAGCCTTGATAGATTGTTGTGTGGCTAGTGATGTTGCACTATCAGAGGACATATTGTCCTCATCTAAAATTGTTGTTACAGTAGATCCACTTGAACCTATTTTAAGATTTTCAAGGTTTACAGTTCCTGTTCCTGATGCATTAATTTTGAAGTCATCGTTGCTTCTGTTGGTAGAGATAGCGTTGTCACTTATAGTGATATCATTTAATATTATACCGCCCGTTCCTGATGTTCGTAAGTTTAGGTCAGCGTTGGATGGAGCAACTAGGTTGGTTATAGATAGGTCACCCTCTCCACTGAATTCTAATCCGTTCCCGGCCGCATTTACTTTGAGTACCTGTCCTGCTGATCCAATCGATGCTAGGCCCGTTCCGCCATTTGCTACGGGAACCGTTTCACCTGTTTGGAATTCCGCCATTCCAGTGGCCACATTAGATTCGTTAAAGACTACTCGTACCGGTGTTTTATCTGCCATATTGTTCTCGTTCTGTCCCCGGCCTTATTGCACCCACCGGATGGATATCCTATCAACAACTGTATTTATTGTGTGTATTTTAAAATTGGAACAGTGTAACGTCAGTGACCTGATCACTTAATGCTGATCCGTTTGAAAGTGTAAAACTCTGTCCCGCCTCTGTGTACACGGGGATTGTTTCAACTGTTGCGTTGAATTCCAAATTTAGATCAGGATCTTTCGCTAGAAGTTGTGCATCGGTGAACGTGCTACTGCCGTCACTGACGAAGACTTTGACATTTTGAACAGGTCGCACCGCTGTTTTGCCAGTGAGCCCCATTATTGAAATTGGGTTTTGGTTCAGTTTACTTCCTACTGGTAAGACAGCACCACTCGCCGCAATTGAGACTGTTCCTGTTCCGTCTGAAGATATGGTCGCTCCGCCCAGGTCGATTGTTTCCGCGGACAAGTATGCTGTCTGCCATCTACGTGTTTGTGATCCCAACTGGAACACACCGTCCTGGCTAGGTATTAGATTGCCTGCGATTTCTATGCCTGGGCTAGAATCTTCAGTTGATATCGTTGTGCCTGCTACTCGTATTCCTTCTATAACAACATTTCCACCACTTGAAGTTAGTGTAAGGTCTGCATTACTTGGTGAAGACAATGTTGACCCTATAGCAGTCAGATCCCCGAGACTTGATGAAGACCCTCCTCCTCCAGCAACTGCCGAACCACCCGGTGTTACACCGTCACCAATCCTAAGGCTACCTGTGTCCACGTCCACCGCTAGGTAGCCGGCTTCTATAATGTGTGTTGATAGATTGTAATCTTTGTAAGATCCTACTAGTTTCCTGAATGCCATGTACGCTCCTTATAGGCCGGATAATGTTTTCAATCTCTGAACGAATTCACTCTCTGTCTTTGGTTCCTTGTTCTTCATTGCTTTCGGAACCCCTGGTTGGTCGCCACCGTCCACTGTTTCTGGTTGTTGCACCAACGGTTCGTCAACCCTTGCTTCTTCGTCTGCGGCTCTCTCGTCTGCGTCCTGTTGTATGTTTGAGAACTGTCCGAGGTCCTTGCCTGCTTCCTGTTTCTTTAATTCTAATTCTTGTTGTGGTGGGAAAACTGTTGCCACTGTGTTTGGATCGTCTGTTGCAACCTTGCCTGGGTTGTCGCTATTGTCCGTTGCTGGCTTTTCTGTTTTATCATCAGCGTCTGCTACTGATACACCCTTGGCACCCATCAGTTGGTTCAGGAGTGCTTCGTCTTCTTTGTCTGGGATGGCCTTTATGTTGATGTCGATCTCTTTATATCTCATCTATGATCCCTATGCATTTACAGTTGTGTTTTGTTGTGCCAGAACAATCCAACCAGTGGATTGATAGAGCATTGTCATTGTGTCACCCACATCGTCGAATGTGATGCTTGTGCCGTTTAAAAAACTTGCTGGAGTAACAGTAGCATTGCCGCCGTCTGTCTTCAATGTGATAATTTTAATCTGTCCTTCTGTGCCATTCGCTAATGAAAAGTTCTGGACTCCAGTTGTTATTAGTTGTGTTACTGTCTCTGTCAAACTTATGACCTCTGTGCTACCTGAGCCAGTAAGCGTTTGCACACCATTGATCAGTCCGTTAGCAGTCAAAGTGCCTGTGACATTTGTTGTGCCGTCAACAACCAAACCTTCATTTACGTTGATTGTGGACGAATCAGCGGCAGATAAACTTGTGCCATTGATTGTTATTCCGCCTGCAACAACGTTTCCTGAACCGTTGGCGCTGATTACTAGGTCTGCGTCAGAGGCATTCGTTGTGATTTCGTTGTCTTTGATCCTCACAAAGTCGATGTCTGACTGTCCTGTGATTGCAACGAATCCAACTGTGGTTAGATTTGCAGTTGTTAGGGTGCCTGAGAAGTTACCTGTGCCATCAACCACTAACCCTTCGTTGATATTGATTATAGACGAATCATCTGCTGATAGTGTTGTGCCAACCACCCTGATACCTGAAGCAACAACGGCTCCAGTACCACCCGGACTCAAATTGAGATCTGCGTTTGAACTAGTGGACACGACGTTATCATTTATTGTTATGCCGTCAAATGTACTAGAGCCAGTCGCTGTGAATCCAACGGCGTCTATCTGTCCTGAACTTGAAATGTCAGCGGTTTCTGTGTCGCCACCTGTCACAATCAAGCCACCAGTCGCTGTAACTTTGCCGGTTCCTGCTGTGCTTAAAACTAAGGCGTCGTTTGATCTGCTTGCCTTTATCTCGTTGTCAACTATAGTGACTCCTTCTATGTCGGCCTGTCCTGTGACAGTAAGTGTTCCATTAGTGGTCAATGCCGCTGTCGTAAGTGTACCTGAAAAATTTCCTGTTCCATCAACTACTAATGCTTCATTTATGTTGATTGCAGTTGAATCTGAACTATCTAGTGTAGTTCCGTTTACTCTTATAGCACCCAATAGCACATCACCTGTACCACTTGGTTGTATGCTTATGTCTGCGTTTGAACCATTTGAACTTATAACGTTTGTCGTCAAACTGTTTGCTGTTATATCAGTGGCTGTTACATTGCCGCTGAATATTGCGTTGCCGCCTTCGCTCATGTCTAACTGTAACGCAGTGATTGTAGCAGAAGAATCCAATCCTTTGAACAGTATGTCATTGTTGTCGCCCATCGACTTGATCACCAAGTCTGAAGTAACCCTGCTTATCCTACCAAATTCTGTGCCACCGTCCTGTAGTTTTACATCGGCGTTGTCCGCGTCAAGTATGATATCTCCGACTGCGTCAATTGTTAAATGGTTTGATGTTCTAATAGTTTTTGACATTTGCAGTATTTATGTTGTGAATGGGGGAGTGTAAAACTCCCCCAAAAAGCACGTATTTGTATTATCTAACGTCGATGTTCGCTTTGCCAGAATCCTGACCTTCGTCAGTGCCCTCTGCTTTAAGCGTGTACGGTTTAGAACCTGTTGTACCATCTGCTTGTACATAGTGTACTGTGTTATTAAAGAACTTACTTACGTAAGCGACTGTTGAGTCATCTAAAATAACTTGTACGCAGAATTGTCCTAAGCCACTTGCGTCGTCGTTTGCAAGTGAACCTGGAGCAACTGCTCTAAGTTGCATAACAACTTCAGTTGAATCTTCCAAGTGAATCTTGAATAAATTAGATCCTCTCTGTGATACAATGTAAGCCACTGTTGAATCAACTTTTGATCCACCGAATGGTCTGTAAGCCGTTACTGCAAGGTTACCAGATAATGTTGAAGCGTGTTCTGAACCTGTGTGAAATCCGGTTCCGCTCATTTTACTTGATTTAATTGGTCTTCCCATTTGTTTTCTCCTTTAAAGGAGTCCAATCCCAGTTCTCCTGGGTACGCGGTTGTATCCGCATAAGTCTTTCGCATAATGCAAAAGCACGTTTGAACTGTGTGTATTTATTATTACTTGAGATGTGTAAAGTGCAAAGAAAAAGGGTGATGTGATACAATCCATAAATTAATCACACCACCCTTGAGGTTTACGTATATTCTAGATTTTTATATTATTTTCTGTTGTAGATATGATATAAAATCCAAACTGCTACCAATCCGATCAAACCTTGATCTGAAAAGCCTTGCAGTACGCCCTGGACGTTCCCGATTACAGAAACGTTTGGCCAGAACGGAATACCTTGACCATTGAAAAGGATCTCTAAAACGATTCCTAATGCGATTAAACTTACACCGACATCAGCAATACCTTTTGCCCATCCTTTTATTTTGTTAAGATAATCCATGTTTGGACCTCCCTTTGTTGTTATGATTCTTGCGAATCGTAATTTTATTTAGGTACCTAGTATGAAAGTAAAGTTACCTTATTTGGTCTGCGGTTAGTATGACCGGTGAAAAAAAATGTTAACTACGCCGTTTTCTTGAAGGTCCAAACTTGATCTGGCCATTTTTTGGTTACACGTGTCATGCCAAGATCAAATAAAAAATTTTTTATATCTAACTTTGTTCTGCCATATCTTTCTCCTGATTTGTTTCCTTCGACCTGGATCCATGGTCTGTTTCTTAGAATTGTATCCTTCGCACCTTCTAGGACAGGAAGTTCATAACCTTCTGCATCAATTTTTATAATGTCAACGTTGTCAAACTGAAAAGAATCTAAAGTTTTTATTTCGATGTCTCCATTTTGACCACTTACGTGATATGTGCCTGAGTGGTCGGCACACTGCATTGACACACTGCCTTGCCGGTCTCCAAGAGCCATGTTATGTATTGTGCAATTTTGTAATTTGCCCACATTGTTCATTAACTTAGGTAAAATATCTTTGTTGGGCTCAAATATTTCCACGCTCGTGGCCTTGTCATGCCACCATATGCTCCATGGCCCCCACCATGCACCAATATCAATTATTTTCCTAATAGGGTTGTCTTTGACATAATGATAGAGTAGATCATAATTTCCGTTCTTATCCAGGAAGTCGTATTGCAACATACAATTATTTACAGGAATTTAAGTCATAAAAAAAGGGCGACCGGAGCCGCCCCTTTTCGAAATAAAAATAAACCTTGGCTTATTTGAATTTTAAGTTTGTTCCGCTGTTCATTCCTACTAATCCTACGTAGTCTGCCGCGTTACCTAGTGAAGATGCAGTGTTCGTTAATTCAACGTAACCGTATCTTGTTAGGAAACCAACAACTGGTTCGAATGTAGCCGGATCTAGTACAACACCAGAAGACATTAAAGGAATGTAAGGACAATAGAACGCTGGTGCGTCTGCCTCACTTGCTCCTTTGTAACCAACTAGTACGTCTGTACCGTCTGAAGCGTAAGCGTCAACGTAAACTCTCATAGCGCCGTTTAATGTACCAACAAATTTAGTGTTAGTAGGTGCTTCGAAAGTACCTTCAGTTGTTCTTGCGAACGCTGAAGTTGATGCTGATTGAAGAACTGTTAAAGCAGTTGGAGATACTACAGCGTAGTTTCCAGCTCCTCTTCTTGTTCTTGTTGCGATTTGGTTAGCAACTCTGTTGATAAGAACAGCCAATGCCGCGTGTTCATCACCTACGAATGTTGCAGTACCTGACACAGCCGCTTGGTCAAAAGTCTCACTAGCCGTTCCAGCCAATGTTCTTAATGAACCAATTACTTCTTGGTCGATCTCAGCAGTAATCTCTTGAGCTAATGCCGCCATGATTTCCGCTTCTACATCGATACCTTGCTGTGCTTGAGCATCTTGAGCCGCTTCAAACGTCCATCTAGCACTTAATTTTCTAGATTTCGCTTCAACCGGTTGTTTCAAGATCTGGATTG